GAATGGAACAGACTCAAACTTACGGAAAGCAGCAGTCTTTACACTCTCTGAACCAGGAGCATTAGCTGGAGCAATTTCCTTCTGAGTGATAACCTTCAAAGAAGCAAGGAAACCTTCGGTATCCATCTCGTTACCATCAGGGCCAGTCAACTTGCTAGCGTTGAATGAAGAAAAACCATCAATCTCAAGGATTACGTTTCTAACAGTACCATCGAAGCCACTCTTGAAGTATTGGTTCAAGTTGTCTGCTGCAAATGGACGAACACCACCAGGGGTCAAGAATACTGGGATTGCTTCACCAACCTTGATAGTTACCTTACCCTTAGAATTGTCATACAAGAAGTCATTGTAGAACAAATCGTAAAGAGTCTTTTGGAAGTACTGAGTTACCTCAGGACCTGCCTCTCTCAATGCAGTAACGTGAAGACCTTCTGCTGCTGCACGCTCTTTAGCCTCTTCGAAAGAAGTTGCATCCTCGATAGTCTCGTTCAACTGTGGAACATACCACTTATTTTTCTCAAGCTGATAAACAGTCTCATCAGGGAGATAATATCTTGGCTCAACACGACCTTCCTTGTTACGGTTTACACGGTCATAGCCCATAAGTCCCTTATGACGACCAGTTGTACCATCGATGATGTCGCCAGGAGTTGCACCTGTTGCATCCTCTGGAAGTTCCCACTCTCTCTCTGAAGTAACAGGAAGGATGAAGAACAACTTACCAACAGGAAGGTTCATAGCTTGTACAGAAACGATGTCATTAGCAAGAAGCTTGCTGAACACACGTCTAATAATTGGGAAAACAACGGTCTCGAAAGAACCACTGTTATCAGAAGCAGTAGCCTCATAAATCAAGTGCTTTGCCTCATTCTCATACAATGTAGCAACATTCTCCTTGATGCCATCAGGCAAACCCTCAGTAAAGCCGAGGTTGTCCCAACGCTTCTGAATGCTCTCACGTATCTGCTGTTGTGCGTTGTATTCAATATTACCAACTACACCACTTGATAAAAATTCTTTCATATAGATAAATGAAAATTTATTTTACTTATTTTATTATTTTTTTTTATAAATATACACAAGAATTAAAAAGTGAAATTATTTCATCATTCTGTGCATTAAATCAAGAGAATCTAACATATCTTGTGACTTATAGATAGGTGTCTCATTGATTTTGTTTGAACTCTCAACTGTAAGAGATTTCTCCTCAGTGATGTTCATTTTGTTTGCTTTCTTAAGTTCACGACTAATAGACTCGTAAAGTGCTGCGGAAGCCTCAACTGTCTTACCCTCATTCTTGAATCTGTTGATAATCTCCTTCTTCTCGTCTTGAGAGGTTGTGTTCTCAGAAACCAACTTAATAATCTGTGCAAGATTATGGTTAGTTACAGATACCTTCTTCAACTGTTCCATAAGGTCTGTCAAAGTTGACTTAAGCTCCTTGTTCTCTTCAAGAACTGCATTAGCCCTTTTAACAAAGCTCTCAGAAACTGAATCGCTCTCACCGCCACTGTAACGTGGAGTAGCAGTTCCCTTAACTCTCTTGCCACCCTTACTCATAGAACGTGCATTACGTCCATTAGAGGTAGGAACGTGAGATTTAGAAGTACTGTTCTGTTGTACAAAACCGCCAACGTTTGTTGCTTCCTCCATTGGAGCTTCAACTGTACCATTGGTTACACCGCATTCATTCTCAGTGTTCTCTTCAACTTGCTTACCCTTTTCAGCATTGAATGGTTTATCTGCTTTATTTTTCTTTCCTGGGTATCCAGACCAAGGCTTTGAACCGCCCTTTGGTACGCCTGCATCCCAATCGTTTACATTTTTACCTGGCTCTGACATGCCTGGATTTGTCATTACATCCTTTTTCTGATAATTGTCAGTGTAGCCTACGTTTGAGTCATACTCTAGCATGAGTTCAAACATTCTTTCTGTTGATTCATTCATATCATCTTCATTATTTTCAAAATCATCTTCTGCACCGAAATCATCAATACCTTCATCATCTGTAATCACGTTTTCGTCATCACTTGGTTCAGAAGCTGCAACACCAGTTGCCTCTCCATCATCATCAAGTTTGATTAGGTACTCAGCTCCAGTTTCGTTGTCTTGAATGTTGACATCTCCATTGTCATCCTTATGAACAAGGATTTGGTCATCATTCTTCATTAATTTGTAAACCTTTACGATTTCCTCGTCTTCCGCATTTGTGAAGTCATACTCATCGTCTGATACTTTATACTTATCAAACTCTGCCCATTCATCACCACCTTCGCCTTCTGCGCCATCATCTTCAACAGCTCCATCTACGGCAGCATCGTCACCGCCCTCAACTGCTGTATCATCTATTGGTTCTTCAGACTCCATACCAGTGTCAGTATCCTCTACGCCATCCGTAGCAGCATCTACTGATTCAGCATTATTTGAAATATCAGAACTAGTATCTTCCACTTCATCTTCTTCGTAGTCCTTATCATCGTCCTCAGACAATAACTTGGCATATGTATCACGTACAGTCTCACTCAAGAGAGCTTTAACTGCACTCTCCGTATTTTCCTTCAAAGAATTTGCGAGTGTGTTGTAATCCAATAAAGATTCTCTAACTACTTTGCTTCTAATATTTTTATTCATTTAGAAAATAGATTTAATACATTATTTTTAATTATAAATATACTCAAATTCAGAAAAAATTACATAATGCACTAAAAATAATGCATTTATATGTAAATTATAGTCTGTACTCTATAAATATTTAGAAAATTACAAATATTTATTAACAAAAACAATAGTGATGAAAAAAGCTGAATTAGAAATAATAAAGGAAGGTAAAACTGGTCATGGTATACTCATCGAAAACGATGGGTATATATCACTAGATTCTTCAAATAAAAAGCAATTAAAAGAAGATATTGGAGATGGGGAATGGTATGTTCCTCATCCATTTATTGTGGATGCTGTTTTCCAAAAATATGGAGTTAAGAACGCAAACGGTAGAATATATCCAGAAAACATCTTAAAAAGAGAAGTTGAAAAATATCAAAAGATGATTCAAGAAAGGATGGCACTAGGAGAGTGTTATAAACCAGATGTCATGATATTAACAGAAAGTGGATGGAAAACATTAGAAGAAGTTAAAGAAGGAGAAAATATTCTGACACTAAACCCAGACACAAATTGTATTGAAAAACAAAAAATAGAAAGGAAAATTGAATATGATTATAATGGGGAGATGTATCATTTGTCTGGGAGAAATATAGAAGACGTTGTTACACCTAATCATGGTTTTCCTATATATGATAGAAACAATAAATTTAAAGGGTTTAAAACGGCAGAAGAGATTTATAATAGCAATAATCTATCCCATTATTATATTCCAAAACAAGGAAATTGGCAAGAAATGGGTGATGAATTTTTCATTCTAAAGGGTATTAGTGTCCCTAGCGAAAAAACAATTAAAAATCACCCAGACTGTACTGAAGATAAAAAAATACCAATAGCAACATTCATGAAATTTCTTGGAATTTATTTATCCGAAGGTGATTATAGAAAGGTCAATAATGACGTGAACATATATCAGAAAAAAGAGACAATAAGCGAAATGATTGAAGACATGCTTATTGAGCTTGATTTAGGGTATACTATTATTTCGTCTAAAGATGGCAAAAAAACATTTAGAATATGTGACCCAAGACTTAATAAGTATGTTTCTGAACTTGGAGATTGTTATACTAAATACATACCTACTAATATTAAAAATCAATCAAAAGAAAACTTAAGGATTTTATATGATTGGTTTGTTCTTGGTGATGGTAGAATTAGGGGAGATAAAAGAACTAAATATACTTTAACTGATGATATTTTCAGCGTATCAAAACAATTAGCATTAGATTTAAACGAAATTCAACTTAAAATAGGCTACAGTGGAAACTATCACGTTGAAGAAAGAAATAATGATAGAATGATTGGTGAAAGACTTATCGAAGGTAAGAATTGTAAACCATTGCATTTTTCATTACGTTCATTAACTAAAGGAATCTATTTGGACAAACGTTTCTTATCAATTGAAAAAGAATATTATAATGGAAAAGTAATGTGCGTAGAAGTGCCAAATCACATTTGGTATGTAATGTCAAATGGAAAATCTCATTGGACAAAAAACTGCAACCATCCTGCAGAAAGTACAATTGACCTTTCTAGGATTTCGCATAACATTATTGAATTACATTGGGAGGGAGCTACTCTAGTTGGTAAAATGGAAATTAATACGTCAGAAGGCTTCAGAAAGCAAGGTATAGTATCAACACAAGGTGATATGGTTGCCAACTTATTACTAAACGGTTATAAAATAGGCGTAAGTAGTAGAGGCGTTGGTTCTGTCGAACAGAAACTTGGGCAATATGTTGTTGGTGATGACTTTGAATTGATATGTTGGGACGTTGTATCTAGTCCTTCAACACCAGGAGCTTATATTGGAACTCAAGAATATTTACAACAATATGTTGAAAACGATGAAACAAATAAGTCGAAATCATCAATAAATGAAAAGATTTCAAAAATAAAACAAGTACTTAAATCATAAACAAAATAAAAGCGAGGCTAATTAAATAGTCTCGCTTATTTCTTAAATAATCTAAAGTTTTTCTTTCCGCATTCATCTTTATCACACATTCCTTTAAACCCACACTTAGGACAAGGGTCTTTTGTTGGATGCGACTCTCCACCAATTGGAAAACCAATTGGAGGATTAAATTCTCTCTTCTGTGGGTTATAATCTGTTACTGCCAATTTATAACCATCTCGAACGAATTTAGGAGACCATACGTCAAATTTAGCTTCAGGAATTCTACTCAGACCATATTCATCATAAAGTATATTTTTGCTTAACCCATCTGTTGGATAGAAATAACCATTAATAAGTTGAAGTTGTATTGTATTCCCCAATGCTTCGTTCACAACTCGCTTAACGATATTATGCAAGTCTGTTTCTGTTAACCTTACTATTTTCATTTCATTGGTGGGAAGTCATCATAATTTGCGTCCGTGTCAATTCTATCCAATACTCTTTCTTCTGGCCATGCATCATCGTCATACCCCTCTGGCTCATCATCATTCCAACCAATTGCATCATCTTGTGACTCATAGTAAGTTGGGTCAACCTCCTCATCGCCAACACCGCCCCAATTATGGTCTTCTTGGCTTTCAAAAGGTTCATAATTGTTCATCACTGAATCTTCTCTATCTTCTTCTGCTTCATGCCAATTATCGCCAAGAACATCTTCCTTAATGATTCTCTTGACTGACCTTGATATAAGGTCATGTAGTTCTGATTCTGTAAGTCTTATAATCTTTTTCATAATATATACAATTTATTATAAATAAATAGTTTACTTTTTCGTTTTATTCACCGTAAAGTTATTTTCCTTAAGAACATACACTAGGTTATTGGCAATTGTGCTAATCTTCTTATTGAAGACATCTTTAAACGCTGACAGTTCCTTTTTGTTCTTTTCATTTTGTCTTAAATAGAAATCAAAGGATAAAAACTTCTTTTCATTTGGAGACAAATTATCAACATTGATGTCGAAATCTAATATATATTTATCCTCAAAGTTTACGTCATCTATTAAAAATGTCTTGATATTCTTTCTTATATTTTTTTCAATTTCATTGAATATCGAAGGATAATCCATCTTACGAAGTGGGGAAATCCAACACTTTCCACTAACATAAATCACTTGAGGATTGTTTCTATTAACTGTACCATATTTTAAGTTAATATGATTACATACATCCAATTTATATTCCTTGTTTAAACGCTTCATTTGTCATATTGATTTTACATATAAAATATAATAATTTCTTTGACAAATTTCAAGAGGCAAATAAAGAAAAATGCAGCTACACATGAGCTGCATTTAAATTCTTAGTCATCCATTAAAATGTCTCTAATTTCAAGTAGTTTTGCAATATCCTTGACGATGTTATTCTTATCGAATACCATTTCATTAATCTGGTCACTCAATCCCTTAAGTTCTACGTTTTCAGAATCTTCCTTTAACATGTCATTGATTTTTGAAATACATTCATTCTTGAACTTATTAAATAGCTTTTCCTTTCTCTTCTCAGCAATTGGGCTTCTGAAATCAGTAATCTCTTGCACGAATGACATCTCAGACTCGTTAAGATTAGTCTTAAGCTTTTCTTCAAACTCTCTAACCAAGGTATCGACATCCTTTGTATTCTTTACCTTATCATCCTTATGTGCTGTCATCCATTTGCACACTGCGTCATAGCTCTCTGCAAGAGGTAACATGTTATTGCTTGTTCTCTTTGTTGTAAGAATTACATTACCATTCTCATATAACTTCTTTGACTCCTCATCAACGAAATCAGAAGGGATGATATTATTCTCAATCATAACATCTCTAAGCTTCTTATTTGACTTCTTGATTGTCTTTGGGTCAATCTCCTCACAAACAATCTTAACTAGTTTTTCCAATGCAACCTCTGGTGTTATCATTTCAGCATGGCTTGAGTTATATTGCTCCTTGATTACATTATAGAAGCTGAATTGGCTCTGAAGGTTCTTATCCTCCTTAATCGTTTTGATTACATTCCTTACAGCCTTCTTATTTGTCTTGATAAGTGTTGGAAGCTCGCTTTCGAAGATGTGGTTAAGCACACCAAAGTTGGTGGTGTTCAATTCATTCATAAGTTCTTTCTCATGTTTGCTATCATCAACAGCTTCGTCTAACATTTCCTTGACATATTCATAAGCCTTGTAATCGTTCTTCTGAAGGGCTTCATTCATTATCTTAATGTAATTTGAAAACTCTTCTTGGTGTTTGTTATTCTTCATATTATCCTTATTTTCTTTTATTGTTTTTTTAGGTTCTTTCTCTTCTTGATGTATTAATGAATTGTATTGTGCAATTGTCATATTCCCCAATTTAGATGTCTTTGTTGCCAATGTTGAATTTGGGGTATTATATTCTCTTATTAAGTCAATCATCCAAGGTTGAATTATCGAAGAATCCTTAATATTATGACTCATTGATTCTTCTTCATCCTCTTCATATTCAGACTCAATATTTGAATTAATATAGTCTACAACGCTCATATTATCCCTTCCATTTGCATCTGGATTCACATAAACAAAATTTTCAAACTTTTCAATTC